TTATCCGAGAGCTGCGCCCGCTTTGCGTCGTCGGTGAGAACGTACCTGGAATCATCAAGATTGCCGCCGGGCAGGTGGTCAAGGATCTGGAGCACGCTGGCTATAACGTCGTCGTGTTCAATTATGAAGCTGCGGCTGTCGGAGCTTGGCACAGAAGAAGCCGGGTCTTCTTTGTGGGCTACGCCGAACACGATGGACAGCATGGACTGCCGCAGCTACGAGGCAATGAAGAGACAGGCAACGAACGGCGGCAGGAAGAACCGGCGCCGGCCCAGCAATTTGAGGGAGCAGGTAGACCCGCTGATGCGCCAGGCATACGAGGATGCGAGAGCGGAGGCGAACGGTCTTGTGCCGACGCCAACAGTAAATGGGAACAACAATGCACCGGGCAGCAGCGCGAAAGCAGGTATGGGACTGGCAACATACGCGAAGCTGTTTCCCACGCCGAGGGCAAACGAGTACAAGGACACGCTGCAATCCGTCCCACCGTCGAGACAGAAAGAACCGGGCAAGTGCAACCTGACGCAGAAAATAGCATTGGAAAAGTTATACACCACGCCATGTGCGGCGGACAGCCAGGGCAGCACGGGCGGGAACAATCACAGGAGCTTGCGGACGGACGTTGCTGGGCAACTGAACCCGACGTGGGTAGAGTGGTTAATGGGCTTCCCAATCGGGTGGACAGACTTAAATGCTTAGGCAACGCTGTTGTACCGCAGCAGGCGTACCCGATATTCAAAGCGCTAAAGGAGGAATTGAACTATGCCTGAGTACATAGAGCGGGGCGCAGCAAAGCACGCCGCAGACCTCGCATTTGATATGACAGAGACAGAATACGACATACTATGCAAAGAACTTGATCGCGTCCCCGCTGCCGACGTTATAGAAAGACCACAGTGGATAAGCGTGGAGGACAAGCTGCCGGATACCGAGACCGAAGTCTTAGTTGTATGCAACAGAAACGGATTTCGATTTGTGTGCCCTGCAATCTATGAGGACGGGACGGTATTAACGCAAGATAGCATGTGGAGCTGGTACGACCTGGACAACTATGAGACATACAGCGAAGAAAACGACGATTATTTTATCCCGGAGGGTTGGTGGGAGAACCGACAGTTTACGCCAGATGATGTTTACAACAACCCGGTAGACTGCCCTGTCACCCACTGGATGCCACTACCCTTACCGCCGGACAGAACAAGTGAGAACTGCCCAAAGGTTTGGCCGCCCGATGAGCTGTGATACCTGCCTATGCCGCACCTGCATTTTCTCCTGCGAACTGTCCTACTCCCGCGATCCTGACGAGCTCGACGCAATAGATGATATCTGCTTTACGTGCGACGAGTGCCGCTGGTGGCACGGTGCCGCCCCCCGGTATCGCATCCAGACCCGCTGCGAGTGCGAGCGGTACCGGGAAGCGCGGCAGGTAATCGACCGGCGGGCAGAGGCCGCACGGAAGAAATTCACGATAATAAACGGAGGAAAAATCAATGGATGAATACATCACCAAGAAAGAGGCGCTTCGCGTAATATCCGACGTCTTTTTTGAAACCGACCCCGGCGGCACCGATCAACTCGCCGTACTCAAGTGCTCACGAGCCGTGCGCGCTCTCCCGGCAGTGGACAGAATGCTTAACGATCCTCACAAGATAGACCTGACCGGCCTGACTCCGTCCATGCCGTTCTTGATCCGTTATCCCCTCATCGGTCCCTGCTCCCCGTGCATCATGGAGTGCGAGGCCTATATCTCCGGCCTTGAGGTCAAAGCTGGGGGAAAGACGTTATCATTGACATTCGACGTTTTTAACTCGGAGAAGAAAGATGGCAAACTGTCCTAACTGCGGCGCACCGCTGCCGTTGTCGAGCTCAGCTCGATGCGAATACTGCGGTTCCTCGGTGCTGCCGGACGCTTCGGTTTCGGCTGATGCTGTAAGGATCCAGCTCCTTGCTATAGAAGTCGCCCGCATGAGGTTTGCCGACGCACAGGCTAAACTGCTCCAAGATATCTCGAATCGCCCAAGGAGGAATACCTTTGAGTAAAAGCGGATTGCTCGCCCGGCAGAAGGCTGAGCGCGAGCTATGGACGATCAAGGTGATCGCCTACACCGAGCAGCAGACGCTTGATGCGGTCTGCCTCGCACTCGCCGAGGGCTTCGGGTTCGGTGAGGAGCGGCTGAAACGCTTCCACGATGCGTTCAATGCCAAGTACGCGGAGATCCGCGAGCTTGAGAAGCGCGACACCAAGGATAACGAGTACGCCATCGCCAAGCAGGAGGCCGCGCTCAAGGCGGCCTGTGGTAAGTACTATTCGCCTCGCGAGGTGCGGTATGATATCAAGATCGTCACGCGAGACGGTAAGCAACACAAACTGTGATAAGGAGGAAGTTGACAATGCTTTGTCCGTTCAAACGCGTAACCACCCGTCTCCCCAGCGGTCAGACTAATGGTCAGGCCTTTGGCCTTTGCAGTTCAGACAACTGCATGGCCTATTATGAAAAAAACGAATATGACACCAAGCCGCCGTTTTCAGTTATTGGCAGCCGTCCCGCTTGCCGGCTCATAGAGAATCCGTATGCCGCACCGATGGCGTACTGCTCCACATTCGGCTTGGACGGCGAGGGGACAAACCCGGAGGCGCTGGATGATGAATAAACCTGGCATTAACTATCTCCCAGATGTGGAGTTTCGTGCTCACATCAGTGAGCAGAATAATTGTGTTTGTTCCGGGTGCCGCAAGACTGGCACTGTTCTCAAACTAACAGTACCGGAAACGAAGTATAACGACGGCAAGCATCTCTCAACGAAGTATCACGGATACTGGATGTGCGTCGATTGCGTTGCGAAGATCGCGAGGTGTTTTGATGCAGCGGTAAGGGAGCTGCACAAACTGTGACAAACAATTAATTAAACATTGCGGTCTATGGCCATGAGGCAGAGGACGTCAGGAGGATGCACATGGCTTACCGCAAAAAGATCATATCGGCCGGGCCGCTGGTTAAAGAGATCATATACCCGTATCGCTCAGGCGGCAGCAGCTCAAACGGCCGGCGGCGCACCGGGACAAGCTCGGAAGCGCAGCGCCGGATGAACGCTATTTACTCGTGGCAGAAACTTGAGCTGCTGCTCGCGGCGAACCTCGTCAAGGGCGACGTCGTCGGGTGTCTGACCTTCGACGATTATCACCTCCCGGAGACCCGCGAGCAGGTTCGGAATAAATTCAAGTGGTTTCTCGACAAACTCCGGGCGGCGCGTGAGGAACGAGGGCAGAACCTCGTCATGTTCTGGTCGATCGAGCATCTGCACGGCGAGGGGCGCTGGCACATTCACATAGCCTGCAACGCGACCGGCAGTGACTATGAAGAAATGCTCCGGCTATGGGGGCAGGGCGAATGCGAGTTCAATGCGCTGCGAGTTGATAAGAAAAAGAACTATGAGACCTTGGCCCGGTACATGGCCAAGGAGGAACGGGACAAGGTCGGGCAGCGCTCATGGAGCTACACCCGCAACGCCAAGAAGCCGGAAGTCGAGAGCTTCTCCGTGCGGGAGTTCGCGCCGCTGCGCGTGCCGAAGGACACGACAGTGTTCGAGGACGTCCGCAGCCGCGGCGAATGGCAGTACATTAAATACGCTTATAACAACGCGCTTAAGGTTCGGCGGCACCGCAGACGCCGGTCGTAGATTGTGCCCGATTCGGGCACCGGAAAATCTTTTTTATAAATTTTTTCTGGCTTGAAACCTATGTTATTAAAAGGAAAGGAGTGCTGAAAAGTATTGCAATCTCAAGGCTTTTCTGGTAAACTAACAGTGAAAGACGGGTTCCTCCAGTGCCCGACCTGCCGTGGAAATAAAAAGCTGCTCAAGATCGAGCCGGACACGACGGCGACTAATCTGGTCGTCTTCTGCCGTTTCTGCAAAACCGAACATCGGATCGACATCAGTCGGGGCCAGTGCTTTGAGAGCCGGGGCCAGTGACAGACACATGAGTGTGTTTGTCGCTGGCCCCGGCTCTTTTTCGTTCCCCGGACAGCGCCGAGGCGATAGCCGGCGCACGGGGAAGAAAGGGCCGGGTGTCCGCGTATGAGTCAATCCTGGGCGAGGGGGTTCTACTCCGGCAAGGCGTGGCTGCGCTGCCGCGCTGCGTTCATCGCCAAGCGCCGAGCGATCGACGGCGGGATGTGCATGGACTGCGGCGAGAGGCTCGGCTACATCGCGCATCACTGGCCGGTCATGCTGACGGCCGCGACCGTCAACGATCCGGACATCGCGCTTAACCATGCAAATCTCCGCTGGGTCTGCAAAGAATGTCACGACAAGTATCCCGGGCACGGCGTTGCGCCGTCGCTCACGCCGCTGATCCGCTTCGACGCTGACGGCGACCCTATCCCCCCGTAATTTTTCTGCGGCTTCGGCCGCTCCTGACCGCCGCCCAGCCTCGGGAGAATACACAGGGTCGCGCAAGCCCCCCACCGAAAGCGTAAAAATCGGGCAGAAGAAAAATATCAACAAAGACCCCGCGCACATGAGGAAAAGCCGCGAAAGGAGGGCGAAAATGGGACGAAATGCAAAGCCAAAGACCAAAGCTGACCGGATAAAAGCCGAGAAAAAACGGCTTGAATCCATCTACCAGGACATAGACCACGTTCGCCAGAAGCTCGCCGCTCCTCTCATCGAACGCGCCGCTTTCATGCGCATCGAGTGCGAGGATCTCGAAGCCGACATCAAGGAGAACGGCTGGACGGAGATGTTTACCCAGTCTGCAAACGTTGAGCCTTATGCCCGTGCCCGTCCGCAGGGGCAGAGTTACCAGAGTCTGAACGGGAACTACCAGAAGATCATCCGGCAGCTCGACTCCATGCTCCCCGCCGTTGCTGGCAACAGCGAGGACGACGGCTTCGGCAGTTTCGTCACGGGGCGTGATGACCCGTGACAAAGCGCAGGTCGTATCCCCTCACTTTCGCCCCGATACGCGAGTACTGGACGAAAATCGAGAGCGGGCAGGAGGTCGTCTCGCAGAAGATCTACCGGACATACCGGCACATAGTCCGCCGCATGGACAGCGAGGGCTCTGAGTACTTCTACGACCCGCGGCGCGCTAACCACGTGATCGAGTTCGTCGAGAACTACTGCCGGCACTCCAAGGGCAAGCTCGGAGGTCAGCTCATTCAGCTTGAGCTTTGGGAAAAAGCGATGCTCGCGACGGTGTTCGGCTTCGTCGACATCGAGGGCAACCGCCAGTACCGCGAGGCGATCCTGATCGTCGGCAAGAAGAACGGCAAGAGCCTGCTCGCCTCGGCGATAGGCCTGTACATGCAGCTTGCCGATTCTGAGCCCGGCCCGGAGGTCTATGCAGTCGCTACCAAGCGCGACCAGGCTAAAATCATCTGGTCCGAGGCAAAGCGCATGGTGCAGAAGTCCCCGACGCTGCTCAAGCGTGTGCGGCCGCTCGTCGGCGAGATCGCCAGCGACTACAACGACGGCGTATTCAAGCCGTTGTCCTCTGACAGCGACACGCTCGACGGCCTCAACGTTCACTGCGCGCTCCTCGACGAGATTCACCAGTGGAAGAACGGGCGGCAGCTGTACGACATCATCGCCGACGGTATGTCCGCCCGCGAGCAGCCGCTGCTGTTCATCACCTCGACCGCCGGCAAGATTCGTGAGGATCTGTACGACGAGAAGTACGAGGAGATAGAGCGGGTCATTAACGGCTATGACGATCCTGACGGCTATCACGACGACCGCCTCATCGCGTTCGTCTACGAGCTCGACGCCCGTGCGGAGTGGACAGACCCCGCCTGCTGGAAAAAGGCCAATCCCGGCCTCGGCACCATCAAGAGCTACAGAACGCTTGCAGAGAAGGTCGAGAAGGCCAAGGCGAACCCCGCGCTTGTCAAGAATCTGGTCTGTAAGGAGTTTAACATCCGCGAGACCAGCTCCGAGGCGTGGCTCACCTTTGAGGAGCTCGACTGCCGCGACACGTACAAGCTCAACCCCTCGGAGCGGATCTTCGTCTGGGTGCATGACGGCGTTGAAGAGGTGCTGCCGTATCCGACCTACGGTATCGGCGGCGTTGACCTGTCGAGCACGACCGACCTCACGGCCGCCCGTGTCATCTTCCAGGTTCCCGGGTGTGAGAAGATCTTCTCGATCTCTATGTACTGGCTGGCCGAGGATCTTCTCACCAAGCGAGTCAACGAGGACAAGATCCCGTATGACAAGTGGCTCGACCGCGGGCTGGTTCAGCTCAGCCCCGGCAACCACGTTCACGCGAAGTACGTCAAGGAGTGGTTTGTCTACGTTCAGGAGGAACTGGACATCTACATCCCCTACGTCGGATACGACAGCTGGAGCGCGACCTACTTCGTTGAGGACATGGCCGACTACTTCGGCAAGATGTCAATGATCCCGGTTGTGCAGGGTAAGAAGACGCTCAGTGAGCCGATGAAGCGCCTCGGCAATGACCTCGGCAGCAAGCGCATCATCTACAACAACAATCCGATCGACAAGTGGTGTCTGGCGAATACGGCTTACGACGAGGACGTTAACGGCAACATTCAGCCGCATAAGACCAGCAAGCCGACCCGCCGCATTGACGGCACGGCTGCACTGCTGGACGCGTACACCGTGTTCCTGGACAAGCAGGACGAATACCGCGACCTAATCGCATAGGGAGTGATGCTTTGAGCATATTCGACAGATTTATAAACAAGACAATTTCCCGCGTCGACCTTGTGACTGAGCGCGGCAACGGCTTCTTTGCCTGGAACGGCAAAGCTTACCAAAGCGACATTGTCCTCTCAGCCATTCGGCAGGACGTAAAAGCCGTCGGCAAGCTGACGCCGAAGCACGTCCGGGAAAGCTTCACCGCCGACGGCAAGCGCAAGATCGACATAAACCCGGAGCCTTACATCCGGTTCTTGCTTGAGGAGCCGAACCCGTGGATGACGGGCTCGGTGTTCCGCGAGAAGCTGATGACTCAGCTCAAGCTCAATCAGAACGCTTTCGCGCTGATCCTGCGCGATGACAACGGGCTGCCGGTCAATATCTATCCGATATCGGCCTCTGGCTGTGAGGCGATCTATGACCGCAGCGGCGAGCTGTTCCTCAAGTTCTTTTTCAACAACGGCAAAATTTTTACCTTCAGGTACACGGACGTGATCCACCTGCGGGATAACTTCCACAAGGACGATATCTTCGGGACGCCGATATTCCCGGCGCTCGAACCGCTGATGCAGATCGTGTCCGTCACCGACCAGGGCATTGTCAAGGCCGTCAAAAACAGCTCGGTCATCCGCTGGCTGCTGAAGCTCAACAGCTCGATGCGGAAGAAGGACGTTGAGGAGCAGGCGAACAGTTTCGCCAAGGCGTTCCTCGACGTCGAAAACGGCCGCGGAGTGGCCGCCGTCGACGCAAAGGCTGACGCCGTGCAGGTCAACCCGACCGACTATGTGCCGAACGCCGCGCAGATGGACCGAACCACGAAGCGCATTTATTCGCTTTTCGGAACTAATCAGAAGGTCGTTGACACCTCACGCAGCGAGGCCGAGTGGGGCGCACACTTCGACAGCGAGGTCGAGTGGGTGCAGAACCAGCTCAGCGAGGAGTTTACCCGGAAACTGTTTTCCCGCAAGGCGCGAGCCTTCGGGAACAAGATCGTATTCGAGGCAAGCGCATGGGACTGCGCCAGCATGCAAACCAAGCTCAACCTCGTTTCACTCGTCGACCGCGGCGCTCTGACGCCGAACGAGTGGCGCGCTGCGTTCAACCTCGCGCCGGTCGACGGCGGCGATGAACCGATACGGCGTCTTGACACCGCGCCGACAAAGCAAATAGGAGAGGGGGCATCATCCGGTGAGAATTGATGTAAAGGGCACCATCGTCAGCAGCGATGAGGCCTGGATCTACGATTGGTTCGGGATTGAGAACACGAGCCCGAAGCCAATCAGGGACGCTCTGGCGAGGGCCAGAGGCGAACCCGTTGACGTCTACATAAACTCCGGCGGCGGCGATATCTTCGCCGGGTCGGAAATATACTCTGAGCTCAGAGCCTACAAAGGGCCGGTCGCATTGCATGTGACCGGCCTTGCTGCATCTGCGGCCTCGGTGATCGCCTGTGCAGGCCCGTCGGACATCTCGCCGACGGGGATGGTCATGGTACATAACGTGTCCGGCAGCGCTGCCGGGGACTACCACACCATGGACAAGCACAGCGACGTCCTCCGCAAGGCAAACGAGACGATTGCCGCTGCCTATGTGGAGAAAACCGGCATGACGCTTGATGCGGCACTGAAACTCATGGACGAGGAGACGTGGCTCTCCGCGGCTGACGCTGTGGAGAAAGGTCTGATCGACAAGGTCAGCGAGCCCGCCGTCCGCATCACAGCCGCCTGCTGCACGGTGCTGCCGGCGGAAGTTATCGACAAAATGCGCAACTCGATCAAACCGCCCGAGGGCGAGCCCGCGGACGATCTGATAAAAGCCAAGGCCAAACTCAAATTTTATGAACTGAAAGGAAGATCTCTCACATGAAGAAAGAAATCTATCTCCAGAAGCGCGGCGAGCTTATGAATCAGGCCCAGCAGCTTCTGGACGCCGGTGATACCGAGAAGTTCGAGGATGTCACCCAGCAGATCGAAAACCTCGACAACGAGTACGAGGAGTCCAGCACGCGCCAGGCGAACCTTGACGCGCTCAAGGACCGTGTCGCCGGACCTGACTTCGCCGCCGCTGCCGCTAACCCGCAGTTCGGCAACGTGGTCGGCCGCTATGAGCAGGGCGCGCCCGACGACATGTACGACTCCGCCGAGTATAAGGCGGCGTTCCAGGCATACGTCTGCCGCGGCGTTCCCATCCCGGCGAAGTTCTCCAATGCCGACCAGAACACCAAGACCAGCGATGCGTCCGTAGTCATTCCGACCACGACCGTCCAGAAGATCTATGAGGCGATGGAGCGCGTCGGCAATATCCTGCCGCTCGTCACCCGCACGAACTTTGCTGGCGGCATGTCCGTGCCCACCTCCAGCGTCAAGCCGACTGCTACGTGGGTCGCTGAAGGCGCAGGCTCCGACACCCAGAAGAAGACCGTCTCTTATATCTCGTTCTCTTACCACAAGCTGCGCTGCGCAGTCCGTGTCAGCTATGAGATGGATAACATGGCTTACGGTTTCTTCGAGGCACAGCTGGCGCAGAACGTTGCCGAGGCGATCGTCAAGGCCGAGGAGACCGCCATCTTTAAGGGCACCGGCAGCGGCCAGCCCAAGGGCTTCCTGGCCGAGACCGCCACGGGCAACATCGACATCGCCAACACCAAGCACATTTCTTACGCCGACCTCTGCAAGGCCGAAGGCCTTGAGGAAGACGACGAGGCCATCTGGGTTATGACCAAGGCGACCTTTATGAACGAGATTCAGGGCATGGTCGATACCGACGGTCAGCCCGTCGCCCGCGTCAACTATGGCCTCAACGGCAAGCCCGAGTACTACATCTTCGGCCGCCGCGTCGAGATTGTCAACAAGGCTTACATGGATAACGCGAACCCTAACCCGACCGCCGACACCATCTGCGCCGCGCTCTACAACTTCCGCAACTACATTTTCAACAGCGGCGTCGCACTGCGCTTCCGCCGCTACACCGACGACAAGACCGACGATGAAGTTACCGTCGCGATCGAGGTCTGCGACGGCAGGAGCGTCCAGAATCAGAGCCTTATCACGCTGACCAACAAGAAGGCGGGCGGCTAATGTGCCCGAATCGGGCACAAGTGCGTGGGAGGTGCTTAAATGGCGATTCTCGATGATGTAAAGCTCTCCATCGGCGGGCTCTCCCACACAAGGCTCGACAGCGAGATCGAGGCGGCTATAAACGCGGCCTGCCTCGATCTCCACATCGGCGGAGCGGAGAGCGTGGACAATGCCTGCAATGCCGACCCCCTCGTCGTTCAGGCTATTAAGAACTACTGCCGTTACTGGTTCAACTATCAGGGAAACGGTGAGTTCTGGTTCAGCTCGTACAAGGCGCTGCGTGATTCGATGGCGCTGTGCGGGATCTATAACGGGGGTGACGACGATGAAGAGTAACCGGACACCGTTCACAGATCTGTGCAAGCTCATCGCGGTCAAAAAAACCTACGACGACGCGAACCACTATGAGACGGAGGACGTGCCGACCGAGGTGCTCTGTTCCGTCTCCCAGGGCGTCGGCCGCACAGAGTTTTACGAAGCTCTCAAAGCCGGCGTCAGGCTGTCCGTGGTCGTTGAGGTCAACGAGTTTGACTACGACGGCCAGACCGTGCTGGAGCACGACGGGCACCGGTACAGCATCGAGCGCACGTATCCGACCGGGTACGGCACACTTGAGCTGAGCTGCGCGGAGGTGACGCGATGACGATAGACGAACGCATCACCGCGGCCGTGACGCCGGTCGTGCCGGAGGTCGCGCCGCAGATCTATGAGGGCAGCGCCCTCACCTACTGCACCTACAACTATGACGAAATGCCCCAGCTGCACTCTTCCGGAAAGCCGAGGCGCATCACCTATCTGTGCCAGCTGCACCTCATGCTCCCGCTGGGCGCTGCTTCCGTAACGCTCCGCCGTGAGCTTTGCCGGGCGCTGTGGCACGCGGGCTTCACTTGGCCGCAGATCACCGACGCCTACGACGGCGACGGGCAGCACTGGGTGTTTGAGTTCGAGGGCAAGGAGGCGCTGGGGGATGGCTAAGTTCTCCTCCGACGTCGGCCAGCTCATGCTGGGCATGCAGCAGATCGCAGAGATCCCGGAGGACGTGATCGACGAGATGCTGCAGGCCGGCAGCAAGGTCGGCGTTGAAGCGATGCGCCGGTCACTGCGCCGGATGGGGCTCGTCAAGACCGGGCAACTGATGAACAGCATCGTTGCAGTGCGCAAGACCGGGAAGGACGGGCGCATCTACTATCTGGCATACCCGAAAGGGCGGCGCAAGGCCGAGCCGCACGTGCTCTCGGTCTCAAACGTTAACCGTGTGAATCCGCTGCACACCTACGCCAAGCCGCCGACCAACAACGACGTCGGCTTTGTGTGGGAGTTCGGAGCCCCGAAGCGCGGCATACAGCCGCGGCAGTGGATGCGCACGGCTAACGAAGACAGCGCGGACGACGTAGTCGCCGCGGAGTTCAAAGTTTATGATGATTGGCTCAAATCCAAGGGATTTTAGAAAGGACTGACACATGGCTAACGAAAAACATTATGTACCGTATGGCCTGAGGGACATCTGGTTCGGCGAGTATTCGTACTCTGACGGTGCGATATCTTATGCCAACCAGCAGGTTCTCGGCCGCGGCATCACGGCGACTTTCGACCTCAAGTTTGCCGAAGGCCGTCTCTACTCCTCCGGCGCGCTGAGCCGGTACAAGAAGAAGCTCACCGGCGGCTCGATCTCGCTCAACGTCGAGGATCTCCCGCAGAGCATACAGAAATCCATTTTCGCCGCGACCGAGTACAGCCGCAATGTCGGCACCGGCAGTAGCACCGCAGTCAAGAGCATCGGCTACAACCGCAACAGCGGCGGCCGCTACGTGGGCATCGCAACCTACGTCCCGGCAGACGAGGCATCCGGTGACGGCTACATCGGCGTGTTTGTACACAAAGCAATGTTCGGCCCGCCGAGCATGTCCTATCAGACCGAAAACGACAGCATCCAGTGGACGACCCCGACCACGACGGGTGAGTTTGTCGACCCGGACGGCACTCAGAGCGACGGCTCCCCGTGGTCTCAGATCGAAATCGCGGAGTTTGCCACCGAGGCCGAGGCGCTGGCATGGTGCAAGGCCTGTCTGGGGGTGACCGGATGAGCGACATCCGCAGTGCGGTCATGACCAAGACGATTAACGGCAAGTTCTACCCCCTGACCGTCAACTACAACGTCATCGCCGATATACAGGCGGAGCTCGGCGACCTCCGGGAGCTGCTCAAGCCCTCGAATTACCTCAAGGTCGCAGCCGTCGCGCTGGCGGCAATGCTCAACGAGGCCGCTTATCAGATGAAGCGTCCGGATCGCTTCGACTCCCGCAGCGTCGCGCAGTATTTCCCGCCTATCACGGACATGGCAGCAGCGACCACTGAGGCCGTCGAGATCGTCAAGTTCGTGCTGGATGCGATGATCGACCCGGAAGAGGCCGGGGACGCGCCCGAAGGGAGCGCCGAAAAAAACTGAGCTCCGGCGCACTGCCGGAGCTGAAAATTGATTTTGCGCAGGCACTCGCGGTCTGGCTGATGCGGTTCAACGGTACGGAGGATAGCTTCTGGCACGGGCTCTGCCCGCGCCGTCTGAACGCTCTGTGCAAGGCGCTGCTGCCGCAGCAGCGCCCCCAGCCGCTCCAGAGCCGCGATAAACCGTCAGCGCGCGAGTTCTTCCTCGGAGGTGATTAAGTGGCGACACGTAAAGTAAATACCGAGTTCACGGTCACCGGTGAAAAAGAGCTCAGACGGGCAATAACCGAGATCAACAACGGCGCAAAGGTGCTCAAGTCCGAGATGAATAAGCTCACTGCCGAATATGACGGCAACACCGACAGCGCCGAATTTTTAGCCGAGAAATACGACATTCTCGTACGTCAGATGCTGACGCAACAGGACAAGGTCAAGGTTCTCAAGCAGGCCGTCGCAGGCGCCGCCGAGGCTTACGGCGAAGCTGACTCCCGGACGCAGAACTGGATAATCGAGCTCAATAACGCCAAGGCCGCTCTCGCCAACATATCCGGCGAGCTGGAGCGGACGGATACGGCCATTGAGGACATGAATAAGGCTTTCGACGGTGTGTCTGGTTCGACCGGTACAGCAACCGAGGACATGACTTCTCTCGGCGACGTGCTCGATACCGTCGCTGACAAACTCGGCATTAAGCTGCCGGACGGTATCTCTAAGTTTACCGGCAGGCTCGGCAAAATCCCGGCTTCCACTGCCGCAGCTGCCGCCGGCATCGCCGCAGTTGTAGCGATTGTCATTAAGCTTGAGAAGAAGCTTATAGACGTCACCAAGGAGACCGCAGCATCTGCTAAGGAGCTTGAGGCGCTGTCCTTGCAGACTGGCGTCAGCACGACGGACTTGCAGGCTTTCCAGTATGCCGAGGATTTCATCGGCGTCAGCTCCGACCAGCTCGCTGATTCCCTTAAGGACTTAACCACAAAGATGTCCGACGCGGCGAACGGTAACGAGGAGACCGCCGCGAAGTTCGACCAGCTCGGCGTGTCAATCTACGATGCACAGGGCAACCTCCGCAGCTCCTATGACGTATTTCTCGATGTGATAGACGGACTCGGCGAGATGAGCAACCAGGCAGAGCGCGACGCGCTGGCCATGAGCCTTATCAACGAAAGTGCGCAGCAGCTCAACCCGCTTATCGAGCAGGGCTCCGGTTCGCTGAAGAAGTACGCAGCCGAGGCCGAAAACGTCGGCTACATCCTCAGCAATGACCAGCTGAAGGCACTGACCGCCGTCGACGAAGCACAGAACCGGCTGCTAAAATCCCAGGAGGCCGTCAGCAAGCAGATAAGCGCTGAGTACGCGCCGTATATGTCCGACGCTCTCAATGAGACACGCGAGCTCATAGAGAAGGTCGGCACAGCGCTTATCGACTCCGGTGCGGTCGACGCTTTCGGTTCGATACTGGACAGCGCCGTCTCGCTGCTTGAGCCGCTGGGCGATCTCGTTTCCGACCTGTTGCCGCCTCTCGGCTTTCTCCTGCAAGGCGTCGCCGGGACTATCGCGTGGATCGCAGACACGATCAACCTGATCGTCGGTCTGCTGACACTCAACGGCGACCGGATCAGCACCGCGCTCGGGCTCAACCCGAATAAGGCGTCGAACATTCAAAAGGCGCTCTACGGCGCGGACTATAAGACCGAGAGCTACTACGACTCGACCGGCAACTACTACGACCCGACGACCGGCCAGTGGACAGGCAACTACTTCCACAACGCCGGGGGTAACGATAACTTCCCCGGAGGGCGCACGAGGGTCGGCGAGAACGGCCCGGAGACCGTCTACCTGCCGCAGGGTACGGTCATCGCCAACGCGCAGGAGACGCGCGCTGACGGCGGCTACGACGCGCCTGTCAACGTCTACATTGAGGCGCGGACGATTCAGGAGTTCAACGACATTATTGAGATAGTGCGCGACGCCCAGCGCGTCCGCCGGATGAAGGGAGCGCCGAGATGAGCACGACACTGACACTGACCGCAAATAAATCGGCGGCGGTGGCTAAAGTCTGGGGTGACACCAATGTGCATACCGGTGACATCTTTGACTTCCCGTGGTACTCGGATGATAGTACCTACCCGGACGCCAACTATTATATCTATCTCGGCTTCAACGCCCCATCGGAAGCTTACAAATACCGCCCCATTCTCTCGGCGATCTTCAAGTGCGGAGCCGGGAAGAGCCTTTCGTATTGTCAAACTTTCCTGAAAGGTTTGCAGCAAAGCTTCAACGAAGACAGCGTCAATTACTCAAATCAACCTGCCATAGATTCAACACTTCAGGGCTCCTTTCATGTCGGCTCATACACGACCATAGAGTGGAACCAGACTGATTTGAAACCGGATGGAGCCGCTCTTGCCGCAGTATACGGGCTCCGTTTGGATTGCCGAGTATCCCGAATGAGCGGAGCTTCCTCAGCAATTGCTCGCTTTGCAAGTTCGAGACATGCCGAGAAAGCCCCCGTTATCATTGCAACCCTCGGCGACTCGGACGTCACCGCTGTAGTATCTCCGGTTTCCCCCGCCGCAGGCAGCTTTGTTAACAGGGCCGAAAAGGTCTCGTTTATGGCCAGCGTTGGGAATAGTGCCATATCGTTCGCGGCGCTTTCCGCCCAGAGTGCCACTCTTGAATATCGCACCGCAGGCGCGACCGCTGTCACCAGCAAAACTGCCGTTGTTTCTTCTTCCGGCATAAGTTATACCGCCCCGGCCAACCTGTTCGCGTCCGGCAACTATGAATATCGGTTCAAAATAGTCGACAATTTAGGCCGCGCTGCATATTCGGCGTGGACGGCTTTTACAACCGCCGACACCATTCCTGTCGCGACGCCGCTCAGCCCCGACAGCTCCCTCGAAGACGGCACACAGGCAATCACATTCCGCTGGATGCACAGCAACGAGAGCGGCAGTGCGCAGACCAAGGCAGAGCTACAGAAGAGCGCCGACGGCAGCACATGGACAACACTCGGCACCGTGACGGGCGCAGCCAACGAGTACGCCGCCCCAGCCGGTACATTCACCTCGGGGACATGGTACTGGAGAGCGCGCACCTACAACCTCGACGGCGCTGCCGGAGAGTGGAGCGCCGCGCTGTCGTTCGTAGTCGTCGCAGGCCCGACCAAGCCCGTGATCGTAGTCAAGGACGCTTCCCCGCGGCCTCTCATAAACTGGCAGACCAGTGAACAGAGCGCCTACCAGCTACAGCTTGACGACATCATAGATGTCACCGAGTACGGCAGCGAGAAGACGTGGCGCTGCCCGGTCTACCTCGACGACGGAGCGCATACATTCCGCGTCCGCAGTCAGAACAGCTATGGACTGTGGAGCGAGTGGGGCAGCGCGACCTTTACCGCCAGCCACACCGCGAGCGGGGCCGTCGTGCTCACGGTCGACGCGGATCACCGTGCAGAGCTGTCATGGAGCTACGCCGGGAGCTGGACCGAGTTCGTCATCTACCGCAACGGCGTCGCGATAGCCAAGACGACGGACTATAGCTATATGGATGACTACTCCGTCGGCACCGTGAGGTATCAGGTGCGCGCCTGCGCTTCGGACGGGACTTATAACTACTCGCTCTCGAACGAGGTCACGGTATCCGTCATGCCCGAGACCGTCATGCTGTCCGCTCTGGGCTCCGGGAAATGGCTGTTTTTAAGGCTCTCCACGGCACAGCACAGGACGAATACCATCAAGGCCTCGCGCGCGTTCAGCCTGACGCATCTGTCCGGGCGAAAATTCCCAGAGGCAGAGCTGACAGAGTTCTGCGACCGGTCGATATCCGTCAGTTATGCGACGGACGACGAGGCTGAAAAGGCCGCGCTGGAGGCCCTGATGGGTTCCCCGGTCTGTCTCAAGACGCCGGGCGGCAAGATGGTCATAGGCATCCTCGACACGCTCAGCGAGACGGAGAGCATGTTCTACAGCTCCTACACCTTTGCCGTGAGCCAGATGCACTATCCGGAGGAGGTCGATCTTGATGCGTGAGACGCGATACAAGCTCAACGCCCTGCGCAATGGGGCGTTTCTTGCGGAGCTGCTCTTCTCCCCGGACGACGCGCCGAACATCAAGTTTGCCGCGGACGGTGAAATAAAGGGCAGCTTCTCCGGAGCTATTATCCCCGATGAGCGGTTCGATCTGCTGCGCGACGAGCTCCAGCCGATGATCTTCACCGGCACCGGCTGGAAGAGCTTGGGCATCTTCCGCCCGACAACTCCGACGCTGCAAGGCAGCACGACCGGAGAACGGCAGCAGATCACCGCCTATGACCGCGGCTGGATACTGAAAAATGACCGAATTGAAAGCCGCCTGTTCATCGCGGCCGGGACGAACTATATAACCGCAGCTGAGCAGCAGCTCGCTGCGGCAAACATAGCCCGGACGCGCATCATCCCCAACGCCTCCACGCTTCCGGCTGACCGTGAGTTTGAACCCGGAACGACGAGGCTCGACATTATAAACACTCTGATGGGCGAAATTGTATACCGCGACGTCTGGTTTGACGGCAACGGGCTGGCGCATCTTGAGCCTTATGCAGCGCCCGCCGTCGAGCGGATCAAGCACCGGTACAGCTCTCGCAACATTCTGCGAGAGCCTATGGCCCCGGATTACAGCGCCGGGACGGACATCTTTTCCGCGCCTAACGTGTTCATCTGCACCTGCGCAAACGCCGACCGGAGCGCGACCCTGACGGCGACCGCAGTCAACGACTCCCCGGTGTCTTCCAAAAGCACCATCCGGCGCGGGATGCGCATCTGCCAGCAGGTCAAGGTTAACGAGATCGCCGACCAAGCAGCGCTTGACGCTTACGCTAAGCGGCTCGTTACAGAGTCTCAGCTGAGCATACAGACGGTCGAGTTTTCCACAATGGCCGAGGCTGGACACGGCGTCGGAGACATTATCGCGATAGATCACCCGACCATCGGGGGAATTTATGAGGAGACCGGCTGGAGCCTCACGCTCCGCGCCGGAGAGCTCATGAAGCACACTGCGAAAAGGACGGTGTTGTAATGGATGAGTTCTTCAACCTGTCCGCCGCCGAGGCGGAGCGTCCGCAGTTCCTGATCGCCACGGTCGGCGCTGTCGCGACCGACGGCGTGACGCTGATCTTCGCGGGCGAATCCGCACCGTCGACAAAAAAGTACAAAGGCAACGCCGCTCTTACGCTGAAGGCCGGGGATCGTGTGAAGCTGTCCTACGACAGCGGCACGTACCTGATCGACTACGTGATCGGCGTGCCGAAGTCCGGATAAGGAGTACACCATGCTGACTATCCTTCAGGGGGACGCGCTGAGCGTCCCGATATCCATCAAACTCAACGGCATAGAAGTGACCACCGCCGATATAGTGGCGATCAAGGTCACGATGGGCGGCGTTGAAAAGCGCTATCCCGGCGAGATCACATACTCCTCCGGCCGTTTCCTCTTCCCGCTGACGCAGGAGGAAACGCTGGGCATGACGCCGGGCGTCAACGAGGCGATAATCCGCCCGAAGTTCTCCGCCGAAAGCCTCCGCGGGGCGAGGATAAAAACCGCCTTCAGCGTGATCGCCTCGCCCGACAAGGAGGTGCTGTGATGGGCTGCTGCGGGCTGACCGTCGAGCTGATAGACGAGGCCCTGACCGTTGAGCTCGGCCCCGCCATCGTCGGCAGCGGCGGGGGCATCTATGACTATTATGACGGCGCGTATGAAGTCGAGCCGCTCCGGACGGCACAGGTGCTGGAGACCGAGGGGCTCGTCATGCGCAAGGACGTGAACGTCCGGGGCGTCACCTTTCAGCAGACCACCAACGCCGCCGGAGGAAAAACCTGCAACATAGGAGGTGCAGATAACTAATGGGAAACAGTAAAATCATTTTTTACGGCGAGACCCTGATGGATCTCACCGGCGACACCGTAACCAAGGAGAAACTGCTCAAAGGCATTACTGCGCACGACAAGGCCGGTGATCCCGTCATCGGTACGTGTGAGTTTGACAGCGACACGAGCGACGCCACCGCGAACGTGGACGATCTCCTCGCCGGGGAGACCGCTTACGCGCGCGGCGCGAAGCTTACCGGCACCATGCCGAACCGCGGCGCAACGGCCGGGGAGATTGCCTCCAAGGACGGCGAGTACACCATTGAGCTCGGCTACCACGACGGCAGCGGCAAGGTCGGCATAGCCGCCGCGGAGAAGCTGAAGCTCGTCGCCGGGAATATCAAAAAAGATGTGACGATCCTCGGCGTCAAGGGTACCTATGGCGGAGAGAGCGTCAACGCACAGAGCAAGAACGCGACCCCGGCCAAGACGGCACAGACGATCCTCCCCGACGAGGGGTATGACTACCTCTCTGAGGTCGTTATTGCCGCCGTGCCGTATACCAGCGCCGCGAACGCCGCCGGAGGTATGACCGTCACGATCGGAGCCTGAGCATGGGCAACAGTAAGATTGTCTACTATGGAGAGACGCTGATCGACCTCACCGGCGATACCGTCGAGGCTGCGAAGCTCCTCAAGGGCGTCACGGCGCACGACAAGACGGGTGAGAAGATCACCGGCACGTTTGAGGCGGCCGACCCCTACGCGATTATCGGCGTGACGTATCCAGAAGGAAGCGTCTGCACCTGTTCAAATGGCAGCGTGACGCTGACAGCGAAAGACACGGGCGGCAAGGCGCTGTTCGTTATCCCCTCCGCCGGAACGTGGACGGTCACGGCGGTCAGCGGCAGCAAGAGCACGAGCAAGGCCGTGAGCATCACAGCTGAGGGGCAGGTCGAGACCGTGGAGCTGACGTATGGGCTCTATATCTTTAAAAATGGATCGGGGCTGACGTCTGAGTACTCAATCAAGAGCAACAGCAACAGCATGATTTCTGCGCCGACAGTTTCAGACGACACAATCAGTTGGTCTGGCTACTCCAGCAGCGGCGGCGTAGCATTCTATATCGACCCCGCCGTCGCGTTGAGTGGCTATACAAAACTGTGTGTCGATTTTGAGTGCTCATACAACTACGGCGGG